ATAGTCGTTCCGCGGTACTGACGCCCGGCGTAGAAGTGAACCGCGTTGTTCCCCTCGTTGATTTTGACGGTCATGCCCCAGTCGAAAGCCACCTCTTCCACTGTCGGATAGAAGATGTAACGGATCTGCGGATAGGTCGGCACGAAGTAGCCCTGGTTGATTTTGGGGAACTCCCACATCCCCTTGCAGATGCCGCCGCAGCCAACCCATGTCTTACCGGAACCGAACCCGGCAACATAGGCCTTAAACTTATGCGGCATTGCGAGGAAGCGCGCCTGGGGAACGTTAAGCGTCGGCGCTATCATCACGAACCCTCGCGTCTACCACGTTAATGTTGATTGCAACTGGTGCGGGAGCATCATCATCAGGATCGGCTGCCAGCTCTTTGCGGAGTTTTTCCACTTCCAGCTGTCGGCGCTCGATTTCAATCTGTTGCAGACGCTGCGCAAACTCGCTATCAGCCAGGCCAAGCCGCTTCATCACGGCTTCATACATGCGCTCGCGGCTTATGGCTGTTATCTCAACGCCATTCTTACCCAGCTTCACGCCGGAATAAGCCAGGGCAGCATCAGGAGGAAGTTTCCGGGTATCCGCGAAGTATGGCTGCCCTATTCCATCGCCATTGCAGCGTGGGCAATCAGGGTTAGGCTCCCGGTTGTGGTCGTAGCCATAACCGCCTGGGTCCTCAGGAGGTTTAACGCCCTCCTTGCCTTCCACCTTTGCCAGCGCCTCGTAGAACTCGACTGCATCGCGCCATTGGTAGTGATGACCGAAGCCCCAGCAATAACGGCAGGCACCGCGACGATACTGTGAAAGCTGGTTTGCATCGAAGGTGGCGAGCTGCCACATCTGGGAGAGAACTTCATCGGCACTGCCAAGCGTGCGCTCTATGGACGCTTTCTGCTGCTGCGCAATGGCCTGTGCAACGTTAGGATTCGTTATGAGCTGACGCCCGTAGTTCGGGTCGCTATAACCAGCACGTGCAGCGGCCGCGGTGGCGTTATTGTCTTTCAGGTATTCAGCAATAAAGCGCTTTACCTTAGCGCTGAGCTTTATGTCCACCAGCTCATCTGCGCACTTTTCCTTTTGCGCAGTGCGCACTTTCTTCTGCGTAGTTTTTTGCGCAGTTTGCGCAGTAGGCTTTTTGATGTGTCGGCGTGCGGTTGCATAATTCAGTCCCTGCGCTTCACACCACTCCTTCGGTGATACGCCGGTTACGGCATGGTCGGACAGGAACCGTTGCTGAAGCACGCCCCAGTCCGGTTTTGCCATTGGTCACTCCATTTACCCCCTGCAGGGATTATTTACAATTTATCCTCTATAGCCATTACGATGGGTCTACCCATGGTGATGGCTATAAAAAAACCGCCCAAAGGCGGTTATTCAATAAAAATATATGGATTTAATATAGTTGGAGTAATTTGTATTAGGTCACTCATCCTTTCTTTTATGTCTTGGTTGTTTTCAGTCTCAGCCACCCAATCCTTTACTGCTGAGAGCATATCTTGGCAAAATATATCAATCTGTAACTGCAGTCTGTCACCTATGTAATTAAGATGAACTAAATTCCCCATATCATCAGGAGGAGTAAAACAGAACTTCATCATCCTTTTTTTACTATCAGCATCCATCCCCGCATGCAAACAGGAGCACCTGTAAAGCCAGAAATCATCCGCATAAAAGTTACATTCTTCAAATCGGCTGCTGTTATATTTATCTGCGATGTATCGAGTTACCCAATCTTTATACCAAAAACCAATCTCTCCACGACCTATATTAGGTCTTTCTAAACTTCTGCAAATATCCGGCATTGCTAAGGCCATGAATAGTGCTGCCATCCAGTTTTTACTTCCTAATGATGCTTCTATCGAATCAATAAACCGGTCCATGCTAAACCCTCGGGTTAATAGATAACCGTTTATAGCATTATGTTTACAGCTTGATAATCGCAGCGTGGAGATATTTTGAATGCGCGCACAATTGCTATTTTTTGCTTTCCCTGCTCTCTTCTATATTCCGAATGCTGGCCTTGTCGATATTGCACTGGCCCAGCGCCGACAGCAGGCTGACATTCAGATCCAGACTGGCCCCGTAGGTCAGCGGGTCGGGAATGGCTGGCTGTGGCGTATCAGCTGTCAGGTTGGCCGGCAGCGGTACCGCCGGAACCGGTACGTACACTGTCCGCGTATTTCCGCAGCCGGTCAGCAGCTGCAGCAGGCACAGGCCGACGAGCGCAATCATCATTCGCAACAGCCACTTTGATATTTGCCTGGGTTCTCTGTGACTCCAGTGCGATCTCGTTCTTTGCATTCTGGTTTGCCTCGGAGATGGTGTTAATGATGTTCACAGCCCGAATAACATTGGCGGTAATCGCGTTTGCAGAATCGGCTTGCTGCTCAGCGCTATCTGCCCGTGTTTTTTCCCGACTGGCTTTGTCGTGGTAGTGGATTACAGCCCACCAAGGCGCAAACACTAGCACCACCCAGACCACTAATTTCCAGTTGAGGCTGCTCATGCCAGCGCTGCCTGCGCGCGGCTGTAACGCACCTTTCGGTCAGCCAGGCCATTCTGCCCGCCGTTGATGATCTGCGTGACGCGGATGATATCGCCGGAATACAGCAGGCAACCGCGTAACGCGAAGAACCAGGCCGCTGAGCGGGCAGCGTGTCTTTCCTGCACCAGCAGATCCGGCGTGGTGACCAGGTCCAGCTTCAGTGCGGTGCCGCATTTGGTGTAGTTCTCACGCCCGGTGATCTGCAGCAGACCACGGCCGCGATATTTCCAGCCATCGCCCTGGTTCATGTTGCCCATGCGGCCACCGTATACCAGGTTGGCGATCTGCGGCTGGCGGGCGGTCTGCTTACCATCAACCCGACCCAGCATCTCGCACTGGTACGCCGTAAGGCGCTTACCGAAGGTTTTCTTCAGCCCGTCAACCGAGTAGTTGAAGTTCTCCACCAGCGAAGTAAAGCCAGCTGATTCATGGCCCAACTGCGCGATGAACATGGCCTGATCGTTAACTGCGGTGATGCCGAACTCTTTCATTGCCGCGTCGATATGTGGATACCAGCGCGCAGCCAGCCCGGCGCTGAGGTTAGCCGCCTTCTGAAATTGTGTCTGATTCACTGTCAGCTCCTTTTGCCGGTGATGTTGCCCCGGGAGATGAACATCACCACCATAAAGCCGATGTTGACCACCAGCTCTGAACGGTCGATGACGGGGTAACTGCCCACCCATATACGGATCGGGATAGAGAGGAACGCCAGAGCCAGAAAGTAAGCCAGCGTTGAGTAATACCATTTGTGACGGCTCTGGCCCCGGTTATAGCCAGCAATCAGGATCCCGGTGACCAGAGCAACAACAGCGTGCAGCTGCAGCATAATGAATGGAGTCATTGCCCCTCCTCTGCCGCCTTTTTCTCAGCACGCTTTTTGATGGCGAGGACGATGGTGATCATCGATGCAGCGGCAATCATGGCACCCAGTGATTCAGGGATGCCGGAACCCTCGGTGCCGGGGATGTATTGCCCGACAATGCTGTTGATAAATCGTGTTGCCGTCGGCGCACCCAGGATACCTGAGATGAATGACACCACGCCAAACAGCACCCGCTCTATCGCGCTGAGATTGTGGGATGTAAGAACGTAAATGAGCGCTCCGGCCAGCGCCCCGAGTATTACGCCAGCCTCAGTGTTCGCCCAAAACCCGGCAAACGTGGCAGTCGTAACCGCTGCATGCGCCGTGGCGCTGCCGGATAGTGGTTCGGACATAGGTGTTTCCATTGTGAAAGACTCAGGCTCGCCGGATGAATTAACGACAAAACGAGTGATGGGGGTATCCGGGAGCCTGAAATAGAAAAGCCCCAGCAGATGCTGAGGCTTGAAGATGGTTTGGTTTAGTTAATCAAGTCGTTTATCAGTACATTTATACAGCACGCGGGATTTGATCAATGAATCCACGCCAGCAAAAGCATTATCTTCATCAGCGTACGGAACGGAAATAGTATCCTGATTATCTACGGAAACCATTAACACTCCGTTGTCTTTCCAAATGTACACTTCGACATAAACGTACTGGTCATTGCTTGCAGGAGAGTCTTCAACTGTTGTGCTGATCAAAAATTGGAGACCATAATTATCATCAAGTGGCAGAACCGATATTGGTCAAGCTTCGTAGTTCTGTTTAGAATTTATCACTCCACATGATACATATAACCGATGCGAACCATCAGCCTTAGTAAAATGATCGCCTGGAAGTTTTAAAGATTTCTTATAACTTTTTACCAGCTTGTAACCATATTCATGTAACTCGGCTTTGCGCTTGAGGTATTTTTGCTCAAGCGCCACTCTGCTTGCTCTGATATCGTCGTAAGTAATGTCCATTCCTTTCTCCAAAAGGTCATCTGAAACGAACATTTTTAACTCCTTTTCTTACAAACGTGTTGACGCTAAACAATTAATGCCGTCAGAAACGAAAAAGCCCCGGCTGGATGCCGAGGCTTAGATTGGTTGGACTGACCTCGCGGATAATTCCAACTTACCGCCGTCCATTGGCGACGAGGCCAGTGGCGCGGGATGTTATAGATAACGATTATCTGGAAATTAGCTATCTGTGCTCA